AGAATTAACAGAAGAAAAACAACTAAGAATTACTTATAAAGATGAAAGCAGCACTAAAAGCAATTTGGGAGAACAAGACCAAGATCATTGAAGGCATAAAGAACTCAGTAATTAGAGATGAGTTTGTAGAAGATGTGGCCCGCATGAGATTTGATGTTTGTGATGAATGCCAAAGCAAAGGAAAGAAATGTGCAGTAAAGGGTACAGCACCATGTTGTAATGAATGTGGATGCTCATTAGCTTTTAAGACCAGATCTCTTTCTTCAGACTGTCCTCTTGGTAAATGGCAAGCAATTGCTACAGAAGAAGAAGAAGATAAACTAGATGCACTATGAGTATAGTATTTAATGCAGATGATCACAGTTATGTTAGTGTAGATCCAAATGATCAGATCAAATGGACTAGTGTAACAACATTGGTATCTAGTTTAAAGAAACCTTTTGATGCAAAGAAAGTAGCAGAAAGAGTAACTAAAAACAAGAAATCAAAATGGTATGATATTGATCCTAAAACTATTATAAAGATATGGGATAATGAAGCTAACAGAGCCACCACACTTGGTACATTTTATCATAACCAAAGAGAATCTGACTTATGTTCATTAGCATCTATTGAAAGAGAGGGTGTGACAGTTCCTGTATTTAAACCTTATGAAGGAGAAAATGGTTTAAAAATTGCACCTTTACAGAAATTAGATCCAGGCGTGTACCCTGAACATATGGTTTATCTCAAGTCAGCAGGCTTGTGTGGCCAATCAGATTTAGTTGAAGTAGTCAATGGTAGAGTTAATATCATTGACTACAAAACTAATAAAGAGATTAAAACAGAATCATACAAGAACTGGGAAGGTATGACAGAGAAAATGCTTGACCCAGTACAGCATTTAGATGATTGCAACTTTAACCACTATGCTTTACAGCTCAGTGTTTATATGTATATTATATTAAAACATAATCCTAAATTACAACCGGGTAAGATATTTATTCATCATATTACTTTTGAAACAGATGGTGAAGATCAGTATGGATATCCTGTTGCTAAATTAGATACTAATGGAGAACCTATTGTAAAGGAAGTTATTCCAATGCCTATGCCTTATTTATATGATGAGGTTATTGCAGTAATTAACTTTATGAAAGACCATCCACACTTAATTAAAAAGAAATAATATGAAATTTTATGAAGTAAGGCATTATGATGCAAATTATCCAGGCCGTAATAAAATATTAGCTTATACAGGTATTGTATTATTTAGATACAAAGGGAAGTTGTTATGTTATCTTAAACCTTTAAAAAATAAAAGTAAGGGTTTTGAAGATCTTAAAAACCCAGATGTGTATTTACCAAAGGGGTTTATTGTCTGTAGAAATGAAAGTTTATTATACCATCAATATTATTTAGCTTCAGGTTTTATAGATGGTTTAAAGAATATATTTGGTATAAAACCAAAACAAAAAACTGAAAATCCATTTGCATGATTATAAGATTATTTGATGTTCAAAATAGCAAAGTAGTTCCAACAGAACATTGCTATACACTCAAGGCACTTAAAGATGTCATGGATAACTATCCAGATGATTATCTTAAAATATACATGTATCTTTTCTATATGACTTGTCCTAATCCAGATATGAATCCATTCTTTCATACACCTGAGATTGACAAAGAGCACATAATACTAAAAGAAATAGAAGCAGAATTCTCTACAGAAGACGATGATATACATACTGCTTTATTATTTTGCCAGAGAATGTATGAGACTCCTACATCAAGAGCCTATAAAGGTATGGCATCTATGTTAGATAGATTAGCTAGATATATGGAAACTACACAGATTACTGCAGGTAGAGATGGTAATATTAACTCTCTTGTGGCAGCAGCAAAAAACTTTGACCAGATTAGAGCATCATTTAAGGGGGTTTATAAAGATCTCCAAGATGAACAGTCTAGTAAAGTACGCGGAGGAATTGGGCTATCGTATGATAGCTAATATAGTTAACTATGAGTGAAATCTATCAAGACATACCAACCTATGACAACGGACAATGGACAACTACAAACTTTGAATCCAGAGAAGACTTCAGTAACTTCATATTTGGGGTTTTCAAAGAACCTGGTAAGTACGGCTTCAATGACACTACTAATCAGATATTTATATCAGAGTCAAACAAGTTTAGAAGTGATGGAATATATTGCACAGCCCCCTTCAAATCCAAAGACTTTATAAATTATTGGGATGACCAAAAAGCAAAATGCAGAAAAGGCATAATAGTTAAAGATTCAGGTAACACATGGTTTCTTGCAAGAGAGTACTATATGTGGTTAAACTTCTTACCAATCTTTGATAAAGAAATACAAAAGTTTGGATTTGCTAAAATAAGGGATGCTCAGTATCACATGGCTCTCTATGAACTATTAGCAGAGCTTAACTACAAACATGTTGCTATCTTAAAGAAACGTCAGATTGCATCTTCTTATTACCATATGGGTAAACTTATAAATCAACAATGGTTTGAATCAGGTGTTACTCTTAAAATTGGTGCATCACTCAAAGATTACATTAATGAGAAAGGCTCCTGGAAGTTTTTACAGGAATATTCAGCATTCTTAAATGAGCATACAGCATGGTATAGACCTATGTCTCCAGACAAGGTTATGATGTGGCAACAGAAGATTGAGGTAAGAAAAGGAGATAGAAAAACAGAAGTTGGTCTCAAAGGTACCATACAAGGTATGTCATTTGAGAAAGATCCAACAAATGGTGTAGGTGGACCGGTAAAATACTTCTTCCATGAAGAAGCAGGTATTGCACCAAAAATGGATCAGACATATGAGTATATGCGCCCAGCCATGAGATCAGGTATGGTTACTACAGGTATGTTCATTGCAGCAGGATCTGTAGGTGACTTGTCTCAGTGTGAACCATTAAGAGATATGATCCTAAATCCACTTTCAAAAGATATATATGCTGTTGAAACGGATCTTATTGATGATAAAGGCACTACAGGTATGTCAGGTTTGTTTATTCCTGAACAATGGTCAATGCCTCCTTATATTGATGAGTTTGGCAACTCTCTTGTAGAAGAAGCTTTAGCAGCTTTAGATAGACAGTTTGAACAATGGAAGAAAGAACTTAATCCAGAAGACTATCAGTTAAGGATATCTCAGCACCCAAGAAATATTAGAGAAGCATTTGCCCATAGATCAGTATCTATTTTTCCAACACATTTAGTTGCTGCTCAACAGAGAAGAATTGAAGAGAAAGAATATGCATATGAATTCTTAGATATTTTTACAGATGAAATTGGTAAAGTTGCTGTAAAATCAACTGATAAGCAACCAATTAAAGAATTTCCAATTACTAAAAAATCAGAAGATAAAACAGGAGTACTTGTAGTATGGGAAAGACCAATTAAAGATCCTACATTTGGTCAATACTACGCATCTATTGACCCTGTATCAGAAGGTAAAACAACTACATCAGAGTCACTCTGTTCAATCTACATTATGAAAGCTCCTGTAGAAGTAACTAAAGTTACTGTAGGAGAAACAGAAACATATATTGAACAGGATAAAATTGTGGCTGCATGGTGTGGTAGATTTGATGATATTAATAAAACTCACCAGAGACTAGAGTTAATTATAGAATGGTACAATGCTTGGACATTAATTGAAAATAACATATCATTGTTTATCCAGTATATGATATCAAGAAAAAAACAAAGATATCTTGTACCTAAAAGCCAGATTATGTTTTTAAAAGATATTGGTTCAAATGCTAACGTATTCCAAGAATATGGTTGGAAAAATACTGGTACTCTATTTAAAGCACACTTACTAAGTTATACTATAGAATATTGCAGAGAAGAATTAGATGTAGAAACAAAAACTGATGGTACTATTGTACGGACTAAGTACGGAATAGAACGTATTCCGGATCCCATGTTGCTTAAAGAAATGCAAGAATATGCTGATGGGGTTAACGTGGATAGACTAGTTTCATTTGCAGCCTTAGTTGCATTCATGAGAATTCAGCAAGCTAACAGAGGTTATTCTAAAAGAGTTATCATGGATGATGCTTCTAAAAACTTGCAAAAGTCAGAAAATTTGTTTAAATTAAATAGAAGTGCGTTCCGTCATATGGGGCAAGGTAATTCAGTAAGTGGAAAGATTCATAGGACTCCATTTAGAAATTTTAAATAAAGGATATGCAAGTATATAACGCTCTACAATTAAAAAAAGGAGCCAAGGTTGAACAGCAAAGAATGGGTAGTATTACCCAGCCTCTTCAGTTTATTCCAAAAAAGGAAAAAGATGATGAGTGGGCTGCTTGGAATTTAGATTGGTTAGAATGGAACGGACTAAAGCAAATCCGTAGAAATGCCCGCAGGCTAATGAAAAATTATAAGCTTGCAAAAGGTATGATAGACAGATCTGATTATATTATAGAAGAAAATAATGAGTATAGAGATGTTGTTGAAATTCTTACAAGGGATGAAGTATCTGCATTAGAATTAAAGTTTTATCCAATTATTCCAAATG